TTGGTGGGATAATGCTAAAGTTGGTGGTAGTAATGACAGAATATGGAGAACAACCATGGATGACATGATACGAAAACCAGCAAAGCTAGTCATCATTGTTTGGTCTGGATTCAATCGTTTTGAGTTTTTAGATAACTTGCAAACTTGGAGAAGTGCAGTATGGGTAAGATACAGATTTGATAAACTAAATCTGCATGTAAGTGATGATAGTGAAGTACACTTTCATCCAAACATGGTATTAAAACAATGGGAAGGTATAAACGGATATGGAAAATACGGCAGGTCTATGAGATATAATTTAATCAATAGTTTGAATCATATGATTAGTATTAAGTATTTCCTAGAATGTAAAGGCATACCTTACTTGTTTTATAAAATGAGTGATGGTCAATTAAATCCTACACTAGACACCCTAGACGAAGATAGACTAGAGGGGTCGAATAATGTATGGATTGTAGAACATATGAAAAAGAAGGACTATCTAAAAGAGTTACCTTTCTTGAAAGGAGAAGCTTTCTATGATATGTGTAAGCGTGAGAAAGTACCTTTCGGCCCGAAAGACCATCCATTAGAGGACGGGCATAAGTTAATGGCAAAGAGAATTATTGGAGATATATATGATAAAAAACTGGATAAAATCTTTAGTTAAACTATGGGAAGCATTGCGCTTTCAGTGGAAGAATAGAAATATGGTTGAGGACACTCACATATATGAAGGCGAGGACAATTAAATCTTGCTTCAAATTTACTCATCTACCACACGAAAAATAGTTCTTGACACCAGCTTAAAAATTGGATATAATATATCTATATTTTGGAGAGAGAAGCTAAGTGAAACAGATTATACCACCAACTAACTGTCCATGTTGCGATAGCATATTAGTTTACCGCAATGACCAGTTATTTTGTGAGAACATTAGTTGTTCTGCACAGTGGGATAAAAAAGTAGAACACTTTGCTTCGACTCTTAAGATAAAAGGACTTGGACCAGCAACTCTTAACAAGTTGCAAATCGAAGACTATTCAGAACTTTATGAACTTACTGTATCTGATATACAAGATAGATTAGGCAGTCAAAAGTTAGCTGAGAAACTCTTTCTGGAGATTGAGAAATCAAAAGAAAGTAAGTTGGTAGATTTGATACCAGCTTTCAGCATACCACTTATTGGTCGGTCGGCTTCTCAAAAATTATGCGATAGAATATCACACATCGAAGATATTAGCGAGAAAAGTTGTACTGAGGCAGGTATCGGACCAAAAGCATCAGCTAACTTGATTCAGTGGTTAGAAACAGAATATTATCCTAATCAATACAAGACAACACTTCCTTTCAAATGGAATAATAAAATAATTAAGAAAAAAGAGGTCATAGGAGTTGTTTGTATCACAGGTAAGTTAAAGTCGTATTCGACTAAGGCACACGCCACAAAAGTATTGAATCAGTATGGATTCGAGGTAAAGAGTTCTTTGACGAAAGACTGTACTCATCTAATAAATGAGTCTGGAATTGAGTCAGCAAAAACACAAACAGCTCGTGACCGAGGTGTTATAATAATTAGTAATATTAAACATTTGATAGAGGAAAAAGAAAATGGCATTACCTAAATGGACAGACGAAAGAACACAACAATTGGTTGATTTCGTTGGAAGTGAGTCCCCAATCTCACAAGACACAGTTGCTAACGCAGCTGATGAGTTAGAAACATCTGTAAGAAGTGTTTCTTCAAAACTTAGAAAAATGGGCTTTGAGGTAGAATTAGCCTCAGCTTCACAAAGCAAGTCTTTCTCAGACGAGCAAGAAGCAACTCTTAGCACATTCGTGCAAGATAATTCAGGTTCTTACACTTATGCAGAAATTGCAGAAAACTTTGAAGGCGGAAGCTTCTCAGCTAAGTCAATTCAAGGTAAGATTCTTTCTATGCAACTTACAGAGCATGTTAAACCAGCTCCTAAAGTTGAGACTGTTAAGTCTTACAACGAGGAAGAAGAAAGCCAGTTTGTTTCATTAGTAAACGACGGTGCTTTCATTGAGGATATTGCAGAAGCTATGGGCAGAAGCGTAAACTCAATCAGAGGTAAAGCATTATCTCTTCTAAGAGCAGGAGAAATCAATGCTATTCCTAAGCAGAAAGAAACCAAAGGTTCAAGCAAAGCTGATCCTTTAGCAGGTGTCGACATTGACGGCATGACTGTTGAAGAAATTGCTGATGAAATCGGCAAAACTGTTAGAGGCGTGAAAACAATGCTAACAAGAAGAGGCTTACAGTGCGCGGACTATAACGGTGCTGCTAAAAAAGAAATAGGTTAATCAACCTTTCTTATTCGGGCGAGTCGACTTCTGTAGTTGCCTCGCCTTTTTTTCAACTTTAATTTTGTTTTGGGAGAGACAATTTGACACTAGAGAGTGCATTACTTAAGCAAATCATTGCGAATGGCGACTTTGAGACTTGGAATGGTCTGAAAGAACACTACTTCCCTGAAGGTGAGTACCGAAAATTATGGAGAGTAGTTGATAAGCATGTTCACAAGTATAACAATTTACCTAGCTTTGAAGATTTAAAGCTAGAAATTCGTTCGCGTGATTTACAAGAAAAGATATACGCAATCGAAACTGTTGAAACAGATGTCGAGTCTATAGTTCTATTAGACTATCTGAAGAATCAATTTACTCAATCCGAGATACTATCGAAAATCGAAAACTATGTAGATACACAAGTTGCCATATCTGATGCAAGAGAAAACATAGATTTATTGCAAGAAATTGTTGTGCAAGTAGAAGATTCCGTAGACACAAACGATGAAGCTGACGACATGGAAACAGTCGAGCTTTTCGATAGTGATGAGGACTTAGCAAAGTTTTTACCGCTCGGTCTCAATCAAGAATACGACCTGGACTACCAATTCTCTCCCAAAGACTTGGTCGTTATCGGTGGACAGCGTGGTGGAGGTAAATCCTTTACCTGTTGTAATGTAGCTGCTGCAGCCCAAGAAAAGGGCAAGTCAGCTCTATACTTTACTATTGAAATGGATACTAGACAAATGCTACAGAGAATCTGTGGTATTCAAACTGGTGTCCCTAGTAAGCGTATCAAAGCAAAGAATCTCTCTCCTATGGAGTGGGATAAAGTTGCTTTATGGTGGGCAACTAGATTCAATAATGGAGAGGAATGTTATAATGAGTGGCGAGACCACCAAGATTTTGACAAATTTCACTATCAACTTAGTAGAAATAGGTTAGCAGACATTCCACAAATAGATATACATTATGACCCATCTCTTACTCTAGCTAAAATAATAAGCGTAGTAAGACAAAAACAAGCCCAGTTACCAAACTTGGGTGTGGTAATAGTTGACTATCTAAACCAAGTGAAACGCCATAACGCACCAAATCGTTCAGGACAATATGATTGGACCGAGCAAATCGAGATCTCAAAAGGTCTCAAATCTCTCGCACAAGAGAGCAAAGTTCTAGTTCTCTCCGCTTTCCAGACTAATGAGAAAGGAGAGGCAAGATTCTCAAAAGGAATCTTGGATGCTGTAGATGCTGCTTACAGTATACAGCATTGGGGAGACGAAGAGCCTTGTATTAAGTTTAAGTGTGATAAGATGAGGAATGGAGCAGCAGAAAACTTCACCTCAGAAATGAACTGGGATACTCTAAAGATTGGGCCGCACACTGCCCTTGACCCAGATGAAAAGTCAGAACTAAAAGAAGCAATGACAACAGGGGAAGATACATACGATTTATGATAATACATGAGAACAAAGAAGTTTACATTCATATACCTAAGTGTGGTGGTATATCTGTAACTCGTTCTTATATTGCTAAGTATCTTTCAGAACAAGAGAAAAAAGAAAACAGATACATACTCCAACATAGAAGTTGGAATAGTCTTGCAGCAGAATATATTAGGAAAAGTAAAAATCCTGCTATAGATGGTATAATATTTAATAATATACATGCAAGTTATGACCAAGTAGCTTTGCAGTACCCAGACTATAAATACTATACTGTAATCAGACACCCACTAGATAGATGGGAAAGTCTTTATCGTTATAATTGTGATAACTATTTTATCATAGACTGGGACATAATAACTTGGACAAAAGTAGCTATGGACTCTTTATGGAAAGGCTCTTATTTAGGAGCAGTACAAGATATACCAGAGTTTGATAAAGCACATGTTAGAGTGGGTACATATGATGTTATGTATAAACCTGCATGGACTTATTACAGAGAACCTGAAGTAGAAGTACATAGACTAGAAGACCACACGATTTGGAAAAGATTAGGATTAATTAATAATAATCATCATAAATCAATTACTCAGATTGCCCCATATGACAGGTCAGTAGTAAAGGAATTGATTTATGATTATTACAAAAAGGACTTTAAGAGATGGGAACAATTCAATTAATTGATAGTATTAAACCTTATCCTTACAAGTTTGATGAAAATGACTGGGATAATCCTACAGGAGTACAAAGAAAAACAGAATTAACAATATTTAGAGATTGTGATACTATACCTTTATTGTGGCAGTTTAGAAAAGGCAGACCATATCTAGTAGCAACTAGGTCAGAGTTTTATGATAAATATTGGCACAGGCATTGGTTTCATAAACTAAGTCTAAAGTTATATTTACACTTTGGCTATGGAAAAGTTATTAGTGCATTATTTGCTAGATTGAATCCTTATGGAGAACTAAAACCACATGTAGACGGAGGTAAATCTGTAGTACACAATCACAATATACATATACCGATTACCACAAATGAGGAATGTATATTTACAGTAGGTAATGAATCCGAAAATTTGAAAGTAGGAAATATTTACGAAGTAGATAATACAGTAGAACACTCAGTTGTAAATGGAAGTAGTCCTAGAATACATTTAATAGTTGAGTGGTACAATCCTTTACCAATAAGAGGTAGATATGAGGACTACGAAGATGTACATGGAGAAGGCGGAAAGTATAGAATTTGGAAAAAGAGATGATATTATACACAGAAAAACAGTTAGAAGAAGCGTGGATATTGCACTGCGCAAAGTTAATAAAAATAAATGCAAGACAGAATATAAAAGTAGATGTGCCTACAATCGAAGAATTTAGACCTATCTACGAAGAAGTATTAGAAGATGTATACAACGAACAATAGAAGATATATAGGAATCGCAGGAACTATAGGCGCAGGAAAGAGTACACTAGCTAAACAGCTTAGTGATTACTGGCATGTACCTTTGATAAAAGAACCTATCTCGCCTTACTTGGCAGACTTCTATGCAGATAATAAAGAATATGCATTTCGTATGCAGGTTTACATGATGGCGTCAAGAGTCAAAGGCTCACTAATATTAAGTAGATTTGGTGGAATACAAGACAGAACTATATACGAAGAT